CGGCGTGGGCGATGGCCCAGCGGCTCAAGTTGAAGAACCAACACAGGAACACCACTCATGACTAAACAAGACCAAATTTCCCGATTGGCGCAGGATATCCGGGAGCAGCATTTTGTATTTCCTGAGACGTCCCCTGATGAATTCATTCGCCGTACGGATGATAGTTTTATTCGTGTCGCGGATATGTCGCCGAGCGCGCAGCTTGCCCATGAGATCGTTGAGAAATACTTTTTCGGCGCGCGTGTTGTGCAAGAGATTATGCGCCAGATGAAGGCAGACATTATCGCAGACGTGCAGGGCTATAATGAATTGCGCATGGATGATGAAGATGTTGCCGAGCCGGGGAAAGAGCGTCGCGCGACTTTGCGTCATGCCTCTTTGTTTGAAGCTATCAAGGTTGAATACGGTGAAAACGTAACCTTTGGTCCAGAAATCGACGCTGCTAAAGCACTCATTCATGACTTTTTGAACGATGAACTTGCGGGAACAAAAAGCACCGCAGTGCGCGATATTGTAGAAGATGCGTTTCGCCTCAACAGCGATGGGAAATTGGACGTTAACAGCGTGCGGGGCCTTAGACGCAAATTTTCGTTCACAGATCCTCGTTGGGTTCGGGCAATGGAGCTGATCAAGGAAGCGGAAGATAAGACGCGTTCTAATACTTACGTGAATTTCTATCTCTACGACGCTGGCACCAACCCTGTCTCAGAGCGTGAGCATAATGTTCATCTGCACATGGCGAAGGTTTGAAACGATGACAGAAGAGATCCGCAAAGAAATTCGCAACCGTGTGAAGCGCCATCAATCGCAAATGATGAATGCGACGGCCAGTCTTGGTGTGAAACTGAAAGTCCTACGTGATGGGGCGACGAAAAAGGGCATGACTGAACATGAGTTCAATACCCTTGCCGCGCAGGAAATGGATGCGGTCGAGGCCTACAAGTCCCCGATTATAGAGCAGATCACCGGATCTGATGAGGTGTCACAATGAGCGAAGTTACAGAGCTTGTTTGGCGTGAATTTGCGTCTGAAAAGGTGACGGTGTTTCGGGCGCAGGAGTGGAGTAATGGCGCTGCTCCAGCGATGAACGGGCAAGCTTACACGGTGATCCCAAATATCCGGTTTGGCATGGAGACCTATGGGCGTAGCTTTGTCGAGATTGCAGGTCCTTCCTCTTATTACGATGACCCACTCTTAGCTCTGTATCCAATTGAAGAGATTGCCCGCGAACTGGAGGTGCTTTTGTCATGAGCCATGCTCTGCGTAAAAAGATCCACATGGGGTGCCGCCAGCTTGGGTTGGACACTGACGCGCGCAAAGCGCTGCAGCTTCAGGTGACGGGTAAATCATCGACATCAGAAATGAGCGATGGCGATATGCGACTGGTCCTTAAACGGCTGGAAAATGACGGTTTCAAACCCACTTCAAAGGGCGGTAAAAAACATGGTTTGGCCCCGCGCCGCGATGTGCGTTTGATCCATAAACTATGGTCAACGCTGGGTGAGGCTGGGGTTTTGGACGATCCAAGCCGCGCCGGATTGAATGCGTTCATTCGCAAAAAATTCGGCAAGACCTGGAGGAATGTTCCGCTGGATGTGGATAGCCTGAATGATCGCAAAGAAATCAGCGATGTGATCAACGCGCTCAAAGACTGGGGGCGGCGCAAGGGCGTGGATTTCGACTGGGGGAGACATTAGCGATGACCCAGCCATTCAAGCCGTATTTGCCGGGTGTGTTGAGCTTGATCAAAAAGACCATCGGTGAAGACATGGCGGTGAAGGTCGCCAAGGCCCGCGGTGGACAACGCCTGTATATCCCAGATGCCCCCAAGGGAGATCATGTGCTTTCTCAGATCGTTGGTTTGGAAAATGCCCGCAAGTTATCCAAAGTCATGGGCAGCGGGCGCATTGATGTGCCTTGCGGGAATATTGGGGGAGAAGCCGGGCGCAGAGAACGTGCTGCACAGTTGCTGAAACAAGGCATGAGCTTTGATGATGTTGCCGCCGAGGTTGACCTGCATCGGCGAACTGTGGAACGTGTAGCCGCATTGCAGGGGCTTGGTCCAGGTGCACAGAAAACACTTTTCGACTAGGGTTAGGGCCGACAGTTGTCGGGCCGCCCAAATATAAAAGAGAGCGCTAGTTTCGTCTTAAACAGACGGAACCGAGCGCATGACAACCCCCCTTAAAATTGCCCAAGAGATCGTTGCCCGCGAAGGCGGGTATGTAAACGATCCTGATGACCCCGGTGGAGCGACGAAATACGGTGTAACCATTCACACCCTGCGCAATCTGGGAATGGATCTTGACCGTGACGGTGACATTGATGCAGCTGATGTGCGCCTGTTGACGCACCAGGACGCGGTTGCAATCTTCCTAGATCATTACTTCAGTCGGCCCAAAATCCACCTGTTGCCCGAGCCTTTGCAGGCCAGCGTTTTTGATATGTATGTGAACGCAGGTTCTAATGCTGTGCGCATCCTGCAACGACTGCTGGCGGAGTTTCAGGAGCCGGTCACGGTCGATGGAGCCATGGGGCCAAAGACTGCGGCGGCGGTGATGAGCGCGCATAAAAAGGCCGGTGACTATCTGGTTGATGCTTACGGCATTGCGCGGCGTGATTATTACTTTGCCATTGCCGATAAACGCCGCGCATCCCGCAAATATGCGCGCACCCGTGCTGGTGGCAAAGGCGGCTGGATCAAGCGCGCTGAAGAGTTCATTTCGCCAAGCTTTCATATGACCGATAGCGCGTTTCAGAACCGTGTTGCGCGGTGGGAATGACACCTCTTTTGGATTGGCGCAGCTCACTGTTGCTTGTTCAGGTTTGGCTTTGATTGGGGAACCCAAGAAATGAAATTTCTAAATTGGATATTCGGCGGTGGCCGGAATGCGGTCGCCAGCACTTTAGGCGTTTTCATGGAGAACAGCGAAGCAGGCGCACAGCGGCGCGCCGATTATTCGCAGGCTACATTGGCCCAATACGCAGCCGAGTTTCAAGCGCCCCGCTTAGGTATCTTTGACCGCTTTGTTGATGGTTTGAACCGGTTGCCACGCCCTTTGATGGTGTTTGCAATCTTGGGTCTGTTCACCATGGCGATGGTTGACCCGATTTGGTTTGCCGCCCGGATGCAAGGGCTTGTTCTTGTGCCAGATCCATTGTGGTGGCTGGCGGGAACGATTGTGGCCTTTTATTTCGGGGGGCGTTTCCAGATTAAATCGCAACAGTTTCACCAGTCGCTTGTCGATACCACAGCCATGGTGCCGCAAGTGCTGGAGAACATCCAGAAAGTGCAGGCCTTGCGACATGACCGGCCAGGAATTGCAGACACGGGAACGGATGTAGGGTTGGCCCGAATGGCCACAGAAACACATGATAACCCGGCTGTGGCTGCCTGGAAGAATGGCGGCAGTAAATGAGCGTGGAATTTGTAGATACGGCTGCGAAACTGGGTGCTTTGGTCTTATCGTCGATTTCCTTGATTTACACTTGGTTCGCGACCCGTCGCAAAGACGTTGATAAGCGCTTTGCAGATGGGGCTAAGCGTATGGATGGGCATGATCTGGACATTCAGGCGCTTCAGCAAACCGTTTCCAGCCTGCCCGCAAAAGAGGATGTGCACCGCATGGAACTTGCCATGAGTGAGGTCTCCGGCGAGCTGAAGGCCATAGGCGCGCACATTGCAAGCCAGCGTGATGTGATGCGCCGCCTTGAAACCGTTGTCACCCGCCACGAAGATCATTTGCTTGCAGGTAGTCAAAAATGAGCAACTACACTGAAACCCTGTCAAAACATCGCCGCCTGACAATCTTGCGGTTTTTGAATGACAGCCCGGACTACACCTCTAACGCGTCGATCTTGACCGATGTTTGCAATGAATACGGGGTCAATTCATCCCGTGATCAGGTGCTTGGTGATCTGGACTGGTTGCAAGAGGTAGGGTTTGTGAACTCAACGGAACAGGGCGCGTTTCGGGTGGTGACTGCAACGGCGCGTGGTGTCGATGTTGCGCAAGGGCGCGTGCGGCACGCCGGTGTTCAGCGCCCGCGTCCGGGGGTGTGAAATGCCGCCGCCCCGTAAAGTCGATTTGTTGCCGTCTGAGTTTAAGTCATGGCTGAATGAAGCGCTGAAAGAGCGTGGTTTTTCCGGTTATGAAGAGCTTGCAGAGGATCTGAATTTTAAGCTGGCCGAAGAAGGCTTTGAGCTGCGCATTCAGAAATCAGCGCTGCATACCTATGGCAAAGAATATAGTGAGTTCATCAAGCATCAGGAAGAGGCCAGCGCTTGGGCTGCAGGCTGGATGCAGGACAATGGGCTGGAAGAAGAGGCGCAGCGCCACAACGTTCTGTTTCAGATGGTTACCACATTGGCGTTCAAGTCGATGCAAAGCCAGATGACCAAAGACGGCGACGACATCGATCCGCGCGAACTGCATTTCATCGGCAAGATGCTGAAAGATATTATGGCGAGTTCCGGCATTCGCCAGAAAATGCTGGAGGATGAGCGCGAACGGATCATTGCACAAGAGCGCGCGGCCATGGCGGCTAAGCTTGATCAGGCTGTGGCTGCAGGTGATGCGAAATCCGCCGCAGCCCAAACTGCCCGTGAAATTCTGGGGTTTGAGGATGGATGATGTTCGCTACGGCGCATTGGTTTTGTGCGGGGATGACAACTGGCGCAAGGGGCCTTTCTGGCCTGCCGCGATGGCGTTTTTATTTGGTCGCCGTGACTGTTTTGAACATCTTGGCCTGCGGTGCACGATCGCCTGGTACAAGGATCGGCCTTATCTGATCCGCATTCGTGAGGCGCGCCATGGTGACTGATCCGGTCATCAATTTTTATTCCTATCAGAAGCGTTGGTTACAGGATCAGAGCCGTTTCAAGATTGGCATGTTCAGCCGTCAGACTGGTAAAACCTTCACCACCTGCGGTGAGTTGGTTGATGATTGTATCAAGGCTGAGATTGAGGGGCGCAGAGCGCGCTGGGTGATTTTGTCTCGGGGTGAGCGCCAGGCGGCTGAAGCGATGCAGGAGGCTATCAAGCCAATTACCAAGGCCTTTTACGGGGCCTTTAACACGCTTTTAAGCGGTGGCGAGCCGCAGTATTCAGAGACGGAGTTTCGCGCGCCCCAACCCAAAGGTATTGATGCGGTTTATAAGGCGCTGGAAGTGACGTTCCCAGGCGGCAGCCGGGTTACGGCGCTTCCTGCAAACCCGGATACTGCGCGTGGGTTTTCGGCAAATGTAGTGCTGGATGAGTTTGCGTTTCACCAGAACAGCCGGGCCATATGGTCGGCGTTGTTTCCGGTGATTTCCAAGGGCAATCAAAAACTGCGGGTGATTTCCACGCCCAATGGCAAGGGCAACAAGTTTTATGAGCTGATGACCGGAGAGGATGAAATCTGGTCACGCCATCACGTTGATATCTACGAGGCGGTGGCCCAGGGATGCCCGCGTGATGTGGAGAGCTTGCGCGCGGGCATGGGCGATGGAGATGCCTGGGCGCAGGAATATGAGCTGAAATGGATGGATGCGGCCTCCAGTTGGCTTCCTTATGATCTGATTTCCAAATGTGAGGATCCGCGCGCGGGCCATCCGGCGCTGTATCAGGGTGGCCGGTGTTATGTCGGCGTTGATATCGCGGCGCGCAATGACCTGTTTGTCATTTGGGTTGTGGAAGATGTGGATGGGCAATTGATCACCCGCGAAATCGTTGCGGAAAAGCGGATCAAATTTGCCCGCCAGGATGAGCTGTTGGCGGATGTGTTCCGGCGCTACAAAGTGGTGCGCTGTTGTATGGACCAAACCGGCATGGGCGAAAAGCCGGTTGAAGATGCCAAGCGCAATCACGGGGAAGATCGCGTGGTTGGCGTGATTTTTGGCGCAGGCAGCAAATTGGATATGGCAACCGGGTTTAAAGAACGGTTTGAAGACCGTTCAATTCTGGTTCCATCCGGTGATCCAAACCTGCGGGCCGACCTTCATTCAATCAAATCAACAACGGGGCCAACGGGCATACGGCGGCTTGTGGCGGCCACGGATACAGATGGGCACGCGGATAGGTTTTGGGCGGGTGCCTTGGCCTGTCTGGGTGCAGAGACCGAATATCAGCCCCTGACATATCGGCCTGTCCCTGCGGGCGGTGGAAAAGATGTGAACCGGCTATTGGCCCTGACCGCAGGTTTTAAATCCAGAAAAGGAATGTGGTGATGACCTCAAGATTGCTTGATGCTTATGGGCGACCTGTGAAGGTGCAAGCCATGACAGAGCGCCTTCCTGAGCCGGGTCTGACATCTGTACGCAATGCATGGGCCCCGTCTGTGGCGCTTGGCCTGACACCGGAACGCCTTTCACGGATTTTGCTTTCAGCCAATGAAGGCAATGCCGAAAGTTATCTGGTCCTTGCGGAAGAAATGGAAGAGCGTGACCCGCATTATGGATCTGTCCTGGGCATTCGCAAGCGCGCGATTTCCGGGATTGATCCCATTGTAAAGCCTGCGTCTGATAGCGCAGAGGACAAGCGGATCGCGGATGCGGTGCGCGAAAACATTGCGGAACATGACGGGTTTTCAGATCTGATTGAAGATATGCTGGATGCCCTGGGTAAAGGGTTCTCGCAGGTTGAGATCGGTTGGGGGCGCGGCAAACGAGAATGGTGGGTGGATCAGTTTATACACCACGACCCCCGCCACTTTGTCTTTGATCGTGAAACCGGCAAAGAGGTGCGCTTGCTGGACGAAGCAGATCTTTTGAACGGTGTTGAGCTGCAGCCCTACAAATGGATTTCCCATAAGGCGAAATTGAAATCAGGCCTGCCCATCCGTGGCGGTCTGGCGCGTTTGGTGTCCTTTGGCTGGATCTGCAAAAACTATACGGTGAAAGACTGGATTGCCTTTGTTGAAACCTATGGCCTGCCGTTGCGGGTTGGGCGGTATGGAGCAGGTGCAACGCCGGACGATGTAGAAGCGCTGTTTCAGGCGGTTGCCAATATTGGCACTGATGCGGCGGCGATTATTCCAGAGGCGATGAAAATTGAATTCGTCCAGGCGATGCGGGGGTCTGCAAGCTCTGATATCTTTGAAAATCTGGCGCGCTGGGTGGATGAACAGACCTCAAAGGCGGTTCTTGGTCAAACGATGACCTCTGACAATGGGTCATCCATGGCACAGGCTGAGGTGCACAATGATGTGCGCCACGACATTGCTAAGGCTGATGCAAAATCTGTGACGCGAACGCTGAAACGGGATTTGATCAAGCCTTATGTCGATGTGAACTTTGGAGTGCAGCGGAGCTATCCAAATCTTATCTTGCAGATTGAAGAAGCGGAAGACATTGCGCTGATCATGGAGCACACGGCGGCAATGGTGGACCGGGGTCTGAAGGTTGGACAGTCTCAGGTTCTGGCAAAGCTGGGATATAGTGAAGCCGCTGATGGCGATGATGTGTTGCGCCCAACGGGGGCTGTGGGCGGTGCGCCTGAAACCTTGCAAACGGAGAAAAACCGCGCAGATCCGCCGGTGGCAACATCAGACCCTTATGCTGAACTTGATAGTGTCATGAACAGCGAACTGGATAACTGGGACGATCTGATGGGGCCAATCCTTGCGCCTGTGCTGGAAGTCCTGGAAACGGCCAGCAGCTATGAAGAAGCCTTTGAGGCCCTTTCAAACACGTTCCCGGAAATGGACATTAAACCCTTGCTTCAATCCCTTGTGGTTGGGGTGTCAAAGGCGCGCGGCCTGGGCGATGTGAGCGATGACTGAATTCACTGATAAACCGAGATACAGCTTTGATCCGGGGCCACCGCCAGAGGTGCGCAATTACTTTCGCAATAAAGGTCTGCGCCCGGCCTTTCACTGGCAAGACATCGAGCCAGAAGAACATGCCGTTACCTTTTCTGTGGCGAAGGCAATGCAAATTGATGTTCTGCAAACCCTTCGGGAAGAGCTGCAAAAGGCCATTGATGAGGGCATTCCGTTTGAGCAATTCAAAAAGGATCTGGAACCAAAATTGCGGCGCTTGGGGTGGTGGGGCGTCAAAGAGCAGGTGGACCCGCTGACGGGTGAGGTGCGCAAAGTCCAGCTTGGTTCCCCCCGGCGGCTTAAAACAATTTATCGCGCCAACCTGAGATCTGCACGCGCAGCGGGCCAATGGGTGCGTATTCAGCGCACAAAGCGCGCTTTGCCCTATCTGGTTTACCTGATCGGTCCAAGTAAGCGCCACCGTCCGACCCATGAAGCTAAAAACGGGCTTGTTTTGCCGGTTGATGATCCGTTTTGGCAGGTTTGGTATCCCATCAATGGGTGGGGCTGCAAATGCCATGTGCGCCAGATCACACGGCGTGAAGCGGAAGAGATCGGTATAGGCGAAAGCCCGGAAACGCCTATGCGCGATGTGTTCAATCAGCGCACTGGTGAAATAAAGCGGGTTCCTGTTGGTATTGATCCGGGTTGGGAAACCAACCCCGGCCAGTTTCGCCAGGAGCGCATGGCGGAGTTTCTGGCGGAGCGTCTGGACAGCGCAGATCCGGCGGTCGCGCGGGTTGCGGCGCGGGATATGGCGTCAAGCTGGCGTGTGCAGCGCATTTATGAGGGATCATCCACGGGCAGCGCGCCGATTGCCATGCTGCCGGAAGAGCTGGCAGCACAGCTCAGCAGCAAAACGCGAGTTGTGCAGTTCTCGGATTACACGGCAGAGAAGGGCCGCCGGGCGCATCCAGAAGTGTTGCCAGACAGTTTGCCAGAGCTTGACCAGATGCTGCGCGAAGGCACGATTTATGATCATGCCAAGCCCGGCTCTTTGTTTGTGACCGAGCGTCGGGAGGATGGCGTTTGGGTTGCCATTGTCAAATCAACGGCGGATCGATCAGAATTGTATTTGTCCACCTACTACCGTGCGTCTGAGCGCTACGTGCGGCGCAATCTCACACCGGATAAGATTTTAAGAGAGGGGAGGTAATGCGCTTGTGAGGTCGTAAACCCTCAACGCTCTGGACGGTGCAACGAAATGGCTCAAGCGCAGAAACAAGATATGCGACAGCCGCCAGATTGCAACCTTTGTGTTTTAGCGATTTTCTGTATTTTGGGGCAAAACACGGGGCTGGCGGGATTTGTGACCTTGCTCCATGCATCAGGAGCGTTTTTAAATACCGTTTAAATACCCTAGAAAGCGCGCTAGATGTTTTTCTAGGGCGTCATAGCCTTTTCATCAGAACGGCTCTCAGCGGCGATTATAGCGGCTTGTTCTGATTGACCGCCATTTTCCACAAAACACAGCAAACTTAGGGCCGACAGTTGTCGGCATATTTGTTTGCAGTCGGGGCAGGCATATTGCCCCCATGACAAAACAGCTTCACCCCACCCAAACTGTAGCCCTTGCGCTGAACACCAGCGAAGCGGGCGCGCCTGATTGGGTTCAATTGACGCCAGCGGGTCCACGTATTCAGGGCCGCGACGGGCGCAGTTGGACGTTATCAGATCCGTTTTCGGTTGTTGCGGCCTTTACAGACTACGCAGCAGATCTGCCGGTGGACTTTGAACATGCAACGCAGGTCAAGGGTGAGGCGGGCGAGCCTGCTTTGGCCGTTGGCTGGATCAAAGAACTGGATGTGCGCGGTGGTGCCATTTGGGGCGCGGTGGAGTGGACAGATCAAGGTCGCGAAGCCGTCGCCACGAAAGGATATCGCTATGTAAGCCCTGTGTTCACCAGCTCCAAACAGACCGGGGAAATTCGCCAGTTGCTTTCGGCGGGCCTCACAAACCAACCCAACCTGAAGATGGCGGCCCTGAACAGCCAGGACCGTACAGAGGACACCAACACCATGGACAAGGCTATTCTTGAAGCCCTTGGGCTGACAGAGGGCGCATCCAGTACAGATGTGCTGACTGCGATTAACACGCTGAAACGTGATGAAGAGACGGCGCGCAATCGTGCTGAAACCCCGGATCTGGGCAAGTTTGTGCCCCGCGCGGACTATGACGCGGCGATGAACAGCATCGCAGGATATAAGGCGCAGGAAACGGAACGTCAGAAACAGGTCATAAAGGACGTGGTTGATAGCGGGGTTGCTGCTGGCAAAATTACCCCGGCGTCGCGTGAGTTCTATGAAAACGCCTGCCGCGCTGAAGGTGGCCTGGAAAAGCTGGAAGCGTTTCTGGAAACGGCCCCGGAACTCGCCGCGCCCGTTGATCAAGACGGGCTGAAGACGAACAAAAACACGTCTACCGCCTCAGCGACTGCAGATGAACTTTCCGTGTGCCGCCAATTGGACGTGACGCTTGAAGAGTTGCGCGCTGAACAAGAGAAGGAGGCCTGATCATGGCTGCAATTACACCTGCGGTTTTAACCGCGCTTTGGACCGGCGCAAAAAAACAGTTCAATGCCGGTTATGAGGCTATGGCGGCAAAATCCTTTTATAAGGATGTTTGCACAATTGTGCCCTCTACAGATGCCAAAGAAACCTATGATTGGCTGGGTGATGCTTCTGATATGAAGGAGTGGATCGGTGCCCGTGTCGTGCAAGACATCAAAGCTCATGGATATGAGATTACGAACCAAACATTCGAAAGCACGATTGGCGTCAAAGCAAATGACATCAAGGATGATCGTTTGGGCACCTATATGCCCCGGTTCCGCCGTCTTGGTGAAAGTGCCGCGCGCAAGCCGGATCAGATGGTGCGTGATCTGATTGCAAATGGTGACAACCAGCTTTGTTATGATGGGCAGAACTTCTTTGACACGGATCACCCGGTTACGGCCAATCATGATGGCACCGGGGCGATTACCACCGTTTCAAATATGACAGATGGGGCAGGCCAGCCCTGGTATTTGTTGGATCTGAACTCTGTCTTGCGTCCATTCATCTTCCAGGAGCGCGAAAAGGTCGAACTGATCGGCAAGGAAGATGCCAAACAGAGCGACCATGTGTTCATGAAGAATGAATACCTTTATGGCGCAAGCGGTCGCTGGGCGGCTGGCTATGGGTTCTGGCAGATGGCGCATATGTCCAAGGCGGCGCTGACTGGCGACAACTTTGATGCCGCATATGAAGCCATGATGGGCGTCAAAGGGGATGGCGGTCGTGAGCTTGGCATGATGCCCACGCATATCATGGTTGGGCGCTCTAATCGGTCAAGCGCAAACAAAGTCATCAAGGCCATGCTGGGCGATGGCGGTGCAACCAACACAAATTACGATGAGGTCAAAGTCATCGTGAACCCGTGGTTGCCGTAAGGAGGGTGAGATCATGAGCAAGATTTTCAAAATTTCTGGTGTCCATAAACAGGGCTTTTGCCGCTGTGGCGTGCATTTCCCACATGAGGGGAAGATTGTATCTGAGGCTGACTTTAAGGCCGAAGAGTGGGGACGTCTGCGCGCTGACCCCAACCTGCGCATCGAGCTGTTAAAGGAAACGGCGCAAGCCGAAGATGCGGCGCAAGATCGAAAAGCGCGCATCGTTGATGCCATCAAATCTTTGGACGGCGAGGCTTTCCAGGCTGATGGTGCGCCCAAGGTGGGGGCCATCAATGCAGCACTGAAACTTGCAGGTGATGACATTGCCAAAGTCACAGCTGATGAGCGCAATGAGATCTGGGCGGAACTCATCCCCGCACCGCCCCCAGAATAACCCCCCTCAGAGATCCGGTTTATTCCGGCGGCTCAGATCCACTGCGGCACCGGGGCGCTGCACATGGGGAGCTGACTAGCCCCGGCGAATTTCAAACGTGTTGAGCAAGACGAGAAAGCGGGTGCCCTATGGCCTACGCCATTCAAAACGACATCGTGACGCTGTATTCGCAGGACGCCTTGTTTGTGGCGGATCGCGACGGAGACGGCACCCCTGATGCGGATGCTATTCAGCGCGCTTTGGAGGCCGCCTCTGGCGAGATTGACAGTTATATCGGTGTGCGCTTCCCGCTTCCCTTGCCTGAACCTGATGCGCTTTTAAAGCAATTCTGCGTTGACATTGCGCTTTACCGTCTGGCGGCTTCAGCGGATGTGCAAACGGAAGAGCACAGAACCCGGTATAAGGACGCAATCAACCACCTGAAGGATGTTTCGCGCGGTGCTGCAACGCTGAAAACCGGTCTTCAAAGTGACGGTGAAAGCAGTGTTGGAGATCGCCCGCGTCCGATTGTTGCGGCGGGGCCAGAGCGCCAGTTCACCCGCGCACAAATGCGGGGGTTTTGATCATGGCTGGTGTCGCCGCATCCCTGACCACACTGGGCCTGGACGAAAGCCTTGCAAAACTCAGACGGCTGAGCGGGTTTGATCAAGCCCAGCTTTTATACGACGCAGGTGCAATTCTGGAAAGTTCAACCCGGCGCCGGTTTGATACCAAGATTGATCCTGACGGTGATCCATGGGTGCCCTGGTCAGAGGACTATGACGAAACCCGTGATCATGATGTGGATTCGTTGTTGATCACAGAAGAAGCCAACTTGCGCGATAGTATAGCGGCTCTTGTGGAAGGCAATGAAACCTATGTCGGGTCCGGTCAGGAATATGCGGCGCATCATCAGATGGGCGGGGAAGAGATCGGCAGCGGTGTGCCTGCGCGTCCCTATCTGGGTGTGTCGGATGAAGACACTTTAGATCTGCGCGACCTTGTGACGGGCACCCTAGAGGATCTGTTGCAATGAGCGATACACTGTTTGCGGATCTGCGCCCGACAATCTGCGCCAAGATCAAAAACCACCTGCCAGAGCTGCGCGAATGTGAACCGCACGAGGGGAAATATTCGCTTGAAGATCTAAAGCGCGAAGGCCTGCAGGCCCCTGCGGTCAAGGTCTCTTGCCTTGGTGCAAAACAAGCCCCTGCGCGGTCTGGCGGTGCGCCCAATTACATGTTGCAGATGGCGGCCTTTGTGGTTACCCGCGACACCACAAGACCAAACATGGCCCGCGATGTGAGCGCTGCAAACATCTGCCAGCGCCTTTTGGGGCTGATCCCGGAAAACCGCTGGGGCCTGCCTGCCTGTGGTGAGGCGCAAAACGTCATGATGCACAGTCTTGCGTCGGTCAAAGTCAAAAGCCGGGGCGTTTCCCTTTGGGCAGTTACCTGGAACCAGCCTGTGACGTTTCATGTGGACACGGACACCACGCTGGGCGTTGAGCTTTATGTGGGCCGATTTCCTGAAACCGGGGCGGGCCATGTTGAGGGCTACACATCATTTTCGGCGGGGGATGAGGGATGAGCCAGCAGCTTGCCGAAGCAGATCGCCGCATTGAAAATCTGATCTTTGTTGGCAAGGTCGTGGCTGTTGATGCGGGCGCTGGCAAAGCGCGGGTGAAAGCCGGTGATCTGGTGACGCCGCTTATTCCTTGGGTGGCGGATAAGGCCGTGGCCACAAATACCTGGTTCCCGCTGGAAGAGGGTGAAACCGTGCTTGTGGCGTCGCCATCGGGAGACGTGGCAACAGCCGTTATCATCGGGGCACTCCCCACCGGTCAGACCCCACCTTATGGCGCTGCAGGTACGCTGCGCATCACCGATGAAAGCGGGTCTTTCATCGAATTTACCGGCGGTGACATCACCATTCAGGCGGCGGGCACGCTCTTTCTCAAAGGCGCACAGGTGAGGATCAACTGATGGCAAAAGCGGCACGCAAAGGAGACATCTGCACCGGCCATGGGCTTTTTCCGCCCCGGCCTTCTGTTGCGGGCAGTCCCAATGTCGAGATCGAGAACCAAGCGGCCTTGCGCCAGGGCGACGCCTGGGCGGCCCATTGTGACCCAATACCTGTTTGCCATGCGGGCACACAAGCGGGCGGATCATCCAGTGTGTTCATCAATGGCAAGCCAGCGGCCCGCGTCGGAGACGCTGTGAGCTGCGGTGGCAGTGTCGCAAGCGGCGCATCATCGGTTTTTATCGGAGGTTAGATCATGAGCAAGACACAGGAATACGTCACCACGGTTGAGGGCTTCACCGCAGGCAAATGGCGTGAAAAAGGCGAGACACTCGTCCTGAGTGACGTCCAGGCGAAATATGAACACGTCATGCTCAAAAACGAGTACGACGCGCAGCAAGAACCCACCGTTGAACTGACCGGATCACTTGATGATCCATTGGTCAAATCCAGTGGCCTTGATGAAAAAGCCAAAGCCGCCGCGAAAACACGTAGCCGGACCCGGAAGGCAAACTGATGGGATTGGATCGCAACACAGGCCGCAAGATCGAAGGGCAAGACCATCTTGGCCAGTCCATCTTTGACATTCTGTCTACGCCGAAAGGGACGGTCGCGATGTTGCGCGAATACGGATCTGATTTGCCGGATCTTCTGGGCCGCCCTATCAATGATGAAACCATGATTGATGTGTTTCAGGCGGTTGCGGAAGCGCTGGACCGGTGGGAGCCGCGTATTTCTGTTGCCCGTATCAATATCGTGTCTGCTGGGCCGGGATTTGTGGAGCTGGAACTTTTGGACAGCAACGAAAACGCTTTACCCCTGCCTGTTCTTCGTGAGGTGGCGGCATGAGTTTTTTTACCGCAATTGACCTGGCGAAACTGCCTGCGCCTGAGATCATCCAGCAGATGGACTTTGAAGAGATGCTGGCAGAGATGAAAGCCACTGCGATTTCATTCATGCCAGATCTTGCTGCGACGTTGGATTTGGAGAGTGAACCTGCAACGCAGCTCTTGCGTGTCTTTGCGCATTATCGGATGTTGGACCGCCTGAGGTTCAACGACGATGCGCGCGGCTTGCTGCTGGCTTTGTCATCCGGTGCGGCTTTGGATGTGCTGGGCGCAAACTGGGGTGTGCCGCGCCTGGTCATTCAGGAAGCTGACGAGACAGCAACACCCCCTGTCCCTGAGATCTTGGAAGAGGACGACGCGTTTCGTCGGCGCATTCCGTTGTCAATGGAAGCGCGCAGCACGGCAGGGCCACGCGGCTCGTATACGTTTTATGCGCTTTCCGCATCTGGTGAGGTCAAAGATGTTGATGTGCGCGCGCCGCGTTTTGCGCGCCATGTACCCTCACCAGAGCTTGCGGCGTTGTTGCCGCCTCAGGGCTTTGTCCTGGTCGTTGAAGATGACGCGGGTCTGAATGACCCTTTGCCCGGTGATGTTGCGGTGACAGCTTTGGAACATCGCGGTGATGGGACGCTTTCAATTGAGGTTTCAACGGCCATTGAACAGGCTTTAAATGGAGAAGAGACCCGCCCGCTGACAGACCGGCCACGGGTGCGCGGTGCGGACATCCTGCGCTATCAGATCGACGCCACTTTGCATCTAAAATCCGGCCCGGACACCAGCATTGTGATGCAGGCGGCAAAGGCCTCTGCACAGGCTTTTATTGAATCAAACCATCGCTTGGGCAACACGATCACCATCGGTGCGATTTATGCCGCCCTCTTTGTTGAGGGCGTGGAACGTGTCGATCTGCGCAGCCCTGTCGCTGACATCGAGGTTGGCGCCATGGCGTGCGCCTATTGCGCGCCTGAAGATCTGACCCTTTCACAAGGGGGCAGCAATGTTTGATCTGGCCACCATTCAACGCCCCAATCGCACCTTGTTTGAAGTTGCGATGGAGCAAAGCATTCAAGAAAGCGCCCCGGATTTGTCACCGGTTGCACGAGTGATGGACCCGGAAACCTGCCCGCCTCATTTGCTGGGCTGGCTGGCTTGGGCCTTGTCTGTGGATGTGTGGGATGCGGCATGGGATGAGGCCACCAAGCGCCGTGTCCTGTCGCATTCATTAGAGGTGCACCGCCGCAAGGGAACCGTGGGTGCCATTCGGCGTGCGCTATCAGCTTTGTTTGCAGATATCGACCTGCAGGAATGGCAAGAGACTGGCGATGCGCCCCATAGTTTCCGTGCCAAATTATCCGGGTTTGCCTCTGCGGATGTTGCAACGGTCAAGGGCATTATTGAGCGCACAAAACCGGCGCGTTCTCAACTGAGTGTGCTGCAGTTTGAAAGCGAGGAACAGACACGCTTGTTCCACGGCGCGGCGGTGATCACGCGCATAAACCAGACAATTCAGGCCGCCATTCCCGTGACGCGTCTGCAGCACTTCCATGGCGCTGGGGTGTCCCAATTCACAAAACAGGAGGTTCCTGCTCATGGCTAGTTTCCAGCCACCCCGGCTCACGCGGGCGGGATTGATGATCCAAACGCAGGCGCAAGCCGGTGCCTCGCTTACGTTTACCCGTGTGCAGATTGGCGATGCTCTGCCAAGCGCGACGTACCTTGCAAATGTGGCAGCGGATGCGCCCCTTGATATGGATGATGTGGTGTCGCCCGTGCGTGAGGCCCGAATTGTCTCTGTGTCTGTTGCGGGTCTGGGGCAGGCGAAAGTTGAAGTGTTCTATGACAATCGCGGAGCAACAGAGCCGTTTCTTGTGCGCGAACTGGGCCTTTTTGCGATGGACCCCAGCGACGGGCAGGAAAAACTTTATGCTTACACAAATGCCGGGGACGGGCCAGATAGCGTTGCCGCAGATGATGGATCAGCGCCCTTTGAAGCCCTGTTAGGGCTGATGACGATCATTGGATCTGCCCGGACGGTTTCAGCCAGCTTTGACAGTCAGGTCTGGGCCTCAGTGGAACAGCTCACAGACCACCGCACCAGCACCAATACAGCGCTTGCCGCGATGCTGGCGCTTCATGCCTCAAACTTTAACCGCTATCTTGAAGGGATGCTCAAATGAGCCTTGAAGACCAGCTCGTCAATGCAACGACACAGTTGCAAGCCTCAAGTCAAAAATTGGACCAACTGCAGGGTCTGTTTGGCACCTTTCCGCCAGGACAGGAAACCGTGTTTACCATTGGGGCCAATGCCCATTATCCAGATCTGAAAACAGCTTGGGCGGCGGTGAAAGACAAGCCCATTACCGGCCCGATGCGCTTGCAGGTTCTGGATGGTGTCCAGACCTTTAATGAGCGGGTTGTGATTGGCCCGCACCCTTGGGCGCGCAATATTCGCATTGTTGGCAACACGCTGAACCCGGCGATGTGCCGGATTGAAATCGGAGATGGTCCCGTTTCTGATGATCCGGAAGAGCTTTGGGGCATTCATCTGGTGGGGATGCCGGGTGTTGAAATCAGCGGGTTTGAATTTGTCGGGACGGGCGCGGCGTCAACGTCAATTGGTCTTTATATTCGTGATGGATCTTATGTTTACAGCCAGCCACAAACCATCCGGTTTCGGGATCTGGAAACAGGCTTTGGGGTCAATGCAGCCTCTGCATGGCGCGCGCATGAATTGACGGCGCAGGGATGTTTGAATGGCGGCTTTACCGCTGACGGCGGATTGATCCAATGTGCTGGATCTATCTTTACCGGACGCGGGCGGGGCAATGGGGTTGGTCTGAAGGCGCAAGATGGCGCAACCGTCCAATCTTATGACTGCACGGTTGGGGATTATCGGTTTGGGTTCTTCTCCAGTTCTGGCGCACATATTGGCTGTGGCGACAGTCGGGCGTCGCGCTGTGATGTTGGGTTTATGAACCGGTCCGCCTCGTTCTGGGCGTTCATGGCGTCAGAGCGCGAAGATGTTGGATCGTTTGAATGCCTTGTTGGCTATCAGGCCGAAGAAGGCGGCGTGATCCGGGCCGCGCAGTTGCGCTCTGAAAATGACCGCCAATCAATCTTTGCAGGCTATGCGTCCAGTGTGTTTGCGGAGCGTGCGCGCATCCATCAAGACAACACAAACGTCATCCCGGATTATTTGGCGAGTGCTTATCACATGCAGGGACTTGCTCTAGCCACAATTGCCGCAACCGGCACCGATTGGCAGAGCAATCGCAGCTCTACTTACCGCACCACAATCGGCACCTATGGCCGGATTTTCACGTAAAGGAGACCACCGATGGACCTTACAGAGGGTTTGAAAGCCAATATGGACAGCCCCGATGCACGCTCTGTTGTGCGTCATGAAATAGAAAATCAGGTTGGCGACGATAAAAGCCTGCTTGGCACCCTGTCTGATGTGTCTGGTGTTTTGATGGCCGCCCATGCGGCCCGTGTGATTGCGCTGGCAGATCATGACTCAAACGAGGCACAGCGCCAGGAACTTGATCTGCTGAAACAGTTGGCAGGTGAGGTGGATCTGGTGGTGTTGTGCCGCCAGTTCATCACGGATGTGCAGGCGGGAACGATCAAGCTCACCGCCTCTGTGAAGGGCATGGATGCCGTGGTCGCAGAGGTCGCAGAGCGCTCTACCCTGACCGCTGACGTGCTGGCCGAAATGGCCCCAGCTACCCCCACATAGGAGAATTTCAATGCCTGAGCATTTTCTAAACGGCGTCGAAGTGCGCACAAATGATGTTGGAACCCGGAGCATTCGCAGTGCCAAAAGCTCGACCATCGGCTTTGTTGGAACGGCCTCAGATGCGCCTTTGGGCTTTCCGCGCAATGAGCCGGTTTTGCTGAGCGGGCCGCGCGCTGCCAATGAGCTTGGCGACAGCGGAACCTTGAAAGATGCCTATATCGCAGCGGCCCAGAATGGCGCAACTGAGGTTGTTGTGAGCCTGGCAGAAGAGGGCGCAAACGCGGCTGAAACACAGGCAAATATTGCGGGTGACTTGACACGCGGCACAGGCGTTTTTTCGCTGGAAGCGGCGCGCTCCAAACTGGGCCTCGTGCCCCGGATTTTGGCAGCACCCGGCTTTACCTCAAATCTGCCCGGCAGTGGCGTCAATTCGATTGTGTCAAACCTGTTGACTGTCTCTGACAATACGGCAGCGATTACGCTGAAGGATGGCACAAACACCAATGAAACAGATGCCAAGGCAGACCGCCAGAACTACGGATCGCGCCGCCTTTATATCATTGATCCGGGCGTCACAGCGCTTGATCCTGATACCTCTACAAATGTGGCCCGCCCCGCGTCTGGCTATATCGCGGGTATGATTGCCAGAAACGATGTTGAAAATGGCTACTGGCATTTCCCATCGAATACGGAAATTCGCGGGATCAATGGCACCGCGCGCCCTGTCAGTTGGAACCTGACCTCTGCGGCCACCGAAGCAAATCGAATGAATGAAGCTGAGGTTTCAACGATCATTTGGCACAAAGGGTTTCGGCTTTGGGGCAACCGGGGCACCAGCGCAGATGCGCAATGGGCGTTTATGTCGGCTGTGCGCACAGATGACATTGTGGGACAAAGCATCGCGGATGCGCATCTTTGGGCGATGGCACGGCCATTCTCAGCGCAACTCATTCTGGACATCATGGATGGGGTCAACGCGTTTGGGCAACAGCTTGTGCAGCGCGGCGCGTTGCTTGGGTTTGAATGCTATTTTGACCCCGAGTTAAACACCGAAGAAACGCTGAAGGCGGGCAAGCTTTACCTGAATTACCGGATGGAGCCGCCCGCGCCTCTGGAGCACCTTATTTTCCTGAAGGAACGTCACGGCGCTTATTACGGCAACCTCGTTCAAGACATTCAACGCGCGGCATAAGGAGGCTTCAAAATGATGCAATACCCCCGCACAATTCGCGACTTTGGCGCACATATCGACGGTTTTGGCTATGGCGGTCGTGCGACAGAAGCCAAATTGCCAGAGCTGAAACTCATGCTGGCGCAGCACCGTGGCGGCGGCATGGAAGGGCCGGTGTCCCAAGACATGGGGCTGGAAGCCTTGCGCGCTGAGGTGACGCTTGCGGAATGGGCCCCGGCGTTGATCAAGCTTTTTGGCACGCGCAAGCGCATGGTCCTGCGCCCGGCCGCCATGGGGCAGGAAGATTTCACGGCGGATGAATATATCTTCACCATGGGTGGCTTGTGGTCTGTGTTGAACTTTGCAGATCTGAAATCTGGCAGTGACATGCCCATGAAACTGTCACTGGAAGTCGATTTTTTCCGCTGCATGTTCAATGGCGAGCAGCTGTTCAAGATCGATCTGCGGGCTGGCGTTCGCGAGGTTGGTGATGAAGACCAACGCGAAAGCCTGCGCCGCGCGATGGGGTATTGATCATGAATACTGATCAAAGAGAACGTCCTGTCATTGTGAACATTCGCATTACTGAAAATGTGGATCTGAACACGTTTGAAACACTCTACGGCCTTCAAATTAATCAGGGGCAAGGGTGGGCGCACGTCATCGAGGACGGGCAATTCCTGATGAAATCTGACCGCAGCGAGGTTGAGCAGATCCGCGCTGATTTGCTCAGCAAGTCATTCTGAAAACAGTCTCTGACGACTGTACTGAACTCTCACTTTAACCCAACCACAAAAAGGAAACACAAATGAGCACCTTTAAATATGACATGAAAGCCAAAGTTAAATTGATCCACAGCGAGGAAAGCGGTGAAGTGATTGGCCGGGCTGAACATGTGAACGGTGAGGATCAATACTACCTTGTCTACAAGGCCGCAGACGGGCGTCAAGTTACGGCTTGGTGGGACGAAAGACATATCGAAGCCATCTAATTTTTCAAGGGCGCATATCTTTTGCGCCCACTTTCCCTGCTAAGGAAACCCAATGTCCGTTACCAAAATGAACACAGTCACCCTGTCAGAACCTGTCACCATTGAGGGTGACGAGGTGAGTACAATCACCTTGCGCAAGCCCTCAACCGGTGAGTTGCGCGGCTTGTCTATGGCCGACATCTTCCGCATGGAGACTAACGCCCTGTTCAAACTGTTGCCGCGCATCACAGAGCCGCCTTTGACGGCGCTTCAGGTGTCCACCCTAGATCCAGCTGATTTTGCCGATATGGCGGTGAAAACCACGCTTTTTTTAGCGAAGAAAGAGCAGTTGGAGGGGCAGGTTCTGGAGCTGCAGGCGAGCCCCTAAAACTGCCTGAATATATTGAAGATGCCATGGCGGATATCGCCATGGTGTTTCATTGGACGCCGGACGTCATGGACCGCATGGACTTGGCAGAACTGATGATGTGGCGCGAAAAAGCCCGTGCGCTCTTTGAGGCACAACACGGCTCCCCGGAACCTCAAGGATAACATAGCCCGATATGCCCGCTGGTGATCTGAACATTGCTCTTGTCCTGAAACTGATTGATCAGGTGTCTGCGCCTGCCCGTAAGGTAGAGCGGGCGCTTGGTAACATTGGGGATCTGACCGAGCGCACGGGCCGCCAGGGCGTGGAGTGGGCAAACCAACAGCTTGCGGCCAATGAGGCGCGCAGATCTGCGCTGCACTCTGAGGCCTTGGGTATGGCGGCCTTCGGCGGCAGCCTGATTGCTTTGATGGAACCTGCCATCCAGGCGGAACGCCGCTTGGCCGAAGTGTCCAAGGTGGTGGATTTTGAATCCCCTGATGGGTTTGCCATTCTCAATAAGGATATTCGCGAACTGGTGACCTCTGGCGGGCTTGCGGCAACGGCGGCGGGCATGACGGATATCATCGCAGCCGCTGGCCGTATGGGCGTTGTGGATGAGAACCTGCCGGATGCAGAAAAGCGCGCGGCCCTTTTGGAATTTGCAACGGATGCGGCCAAGATGTCGGCGGCTTTTGGTATCTCCGCAGATGCGGCGGGAACGACGCTGGCGCGCTGGCGTGAGAACCTTAAACTGACACAGGACGAGGCCATGGCCCTGGGGGATGTGGTAAACCTCTTGGGCAACACCATGGCCACCAACGAGGCCGACATTCTGGAAGTGATCAACCGCCAGGGCGTCGTGGCAAAAGGGGCGGGCCTTGCTTCAAATGAGATTGCGGCTTTGAGTGCCACGCTCTTGGCGGCAGGATCTGCGCCGGAAATCGCCGCAACCGGCCTGAAGAACTTCACCAATGCTCTAGGCAAAGGGGAGGCTGTGACGGCACGACAAGGGGATGTTTACCGCGCGCTTGGATTTGATCCTGAACAGATTTCCAAGGACATGCAGACCAGCGCCAAAGACACCATTTTGAAGGTGCTGGACGCCTTTCAGGAGGTGCCAGATCACAAGCGCAACGCAATGGTCGGGATCTTGTTTGGGGAAGAAGCCAAGGGCGCAATCATGCCCTTGATCGACAATGTTGAACAGCTTTCAAAGGCCTTTGAAAAGACCGCTGACACGTCGCAATTGCTGGGCTTGATGGAAGATGAGTACCAGCGCCAGGCGGCCACAACATTTGCCCAGCGACAGCGCTTGATTGAATACGCCAAGGGCCTGTCTGTTGTGATCGGCACAGCCCTGTTACCGCAGCTGAATGAGCTGATGGAAACCATCATGCCCATTGTCGGAGCCATCACGGATTGGGCTGAGGTTCACCCGGAGCTGATCAATGGATTGTTTAAAGCAGCGGCGGGGCTGTTTGCTTTCAAGCTGTCTTCTATAGCCCTGCGCTGGACCCTCTTTGCCCTGTTGCCAGTTGTGCTGCATACCATCCGGGCTGCAAGCGGATTGATGATCTTAGGGCCGCAATTGGCGCGGGGGATCTTGGCCTTGTTGACGCCTGTGAAACTTGTTCAGGGGGCGCTGGTCGCATTGCGGTTTGCCTTCCTGTCAACCGGGATCGGCGCGCTGTTGGCAGGTGTCGCAATGGCGGGCGTGTGGATCTACAACAACTGGTCGGGTTTGCAGGCGTTCTTTGTTGGCTTCTGGGAGGGGTTTCGCGCGTCACTTGGGCCAGCCGCGCCTTTGCTGGATGGTATTGCGGATGCGGCGGCGCGGCTCTGGCAATGGATTGTCGATCTGACCGGTCCACTGAATGCGAGCCGGGAAGAATGGAGCGCCTGGGGGAACGGGGCGGGTGCGGCTGTTGGAGAACTTTTGGGCAAACTCAGCGATTGGGGCGGCCTCAATCTGCAATTGGTTGGATCCCTTGCCGCTCTTTATGCAGGGTTTGCGGCGCTGCGTTTGATTTGGTGGTTGCCTCTGTCTCCCCTTGTTGCGGCAGGAAAGATCTTGTCCTGGTTGGCGAAGGGGCCTTTGGTCTGGCTCTTGAAAGGGGTGCGCTTGATTGGTGTTGCCTTTGCGCGCCTTGGAGCCTTGGCGCTGGCCAATCCGATTGGGGTTATTCTGGCGGCTGTGGCGGGTCTGGCTTATGCGGTTTATGACAATTGGGACAAGGTTGTCTCTTACCTCATGGATAAGGTGGACGCGGTAAAGGCGGCCTTTGATCAGGGCCTTATTCAAGGGGTGTTTAAGCTCCTGGCTGAATTCAATCCCTTCACGCTGGCCATGGAAGGGGCCATTGGCCTTGTGGCCTATGTGATGGAGCTTCTGGGCGTTCCCGAACAGATCATTTCCACGTTCAAAGAGTATTCGCTGTTTGTCACCGGTGTTGATCTGATGAAATCTCTTTGGGATGGCATGGGGTCGATTGTGGATCAGGCGGTTGGGTTTATCGTTGAGAAATTCAAAGCCCTGAAGCCGCAATGGCTGACGGATCTTCAGAACTGGATTGGCAGTGACGGTGGCGGTGCTGGACCTGCAGCGGCAGCCGCGAAAACGGACTGGCAACCCCAGCGCTGGCGTGACAATGGCGGCCCCGTTGTTCCGGGCTTTGGTTATCTCGTTGGGGAGCGGGAACCAGAGGTTTTTGTTCCCAATGTACCAGGAACTGTGCACCCGACGCGGGCCATTCGCGCAGCCCTTGCCGCAGCCTCTGTTGCTGGATCTGCCGGGGCTGCTGCGGCAGCGCCGGTGGAGATCCACGAGCGCATTGATCAACGCCCAACCCTGTCCGCGCAGGCCCCCGCACCGCAAGTGACGCGTGAAGGAGATACAATTCACATTCATATCACGCCCCCTGCAGGCACCAGCGAAGAGATGATCGCACAGGCGGTTGCGCGTGAACTCAGGCGGCGCGAAAATGAGCGTCGGGCGGACCTTCACGATGGAGTTGATTTCTGATGCCAGTGGGTTTGATGATGATGGCGCTTGGCGCGTATCGGTTTGGACTGCAGGCCGGGGCATATGATGAATTGACCAGATCCGCCGGGTATCGCTGGGAAAAGGTCAACCGCATTGGGCGTGCGCCTGCGCTGCAATATGCTGGGCCGGACAGCGAAACACTCTCGCTTCAAGGAGTGATTTATCCCGCCTTTAAAGGCGGTTTAAGACAGGTTGAACTGATGCGCGCGCAAGCGGGCACGGGGCGTGCACTGATGATGACCGATGGTCTGGGTTTTGTCTGGGATCGGTGGGTCATTGAGCAGGTTGAAGAGAAAAAGACCTACCTCATGTCCGATGGGGCCCCGCGCAAAATAGAGTTCAGCCTGTCCCTTAAATCTTATGGCGCTGACCGGGGCGGGGCGACGTCTTTGTTGGGGGCGCTGTTTTGATTTATTACACACAGGCCGGTGAAATGGTGGATGAGATCTGCGCGCGCATCTACGGCGATGAAAGCATGATGGTTGCAGTTTACAAGGCAAACCCCGGCCTTGCCGAACGCGGGGCTATTCTTCCCGCAGGGCTGGCCATTACCTTGCCCGAACAAGCGCCCGCGCCGGTGAAATCCCCCATTAGATTGTGGGGTAATGGATGACACCGTTTTTTCAGATCATCGCCAATGGCCAGGACGTCTCAGGCAACTTTCAAGACCGGTTGATTAGTCTGACTGTGATTGATGAGGTGGGCCAGAAATCAGATCGCGTCACCCTTGATATTGATGATCGCGCCTTTGCTGTGGCTTTGCCCGAGGCGGGTGCAAAGCTGGACATTGCCTTGGGCTTTCTGGGCAATCTGATCAATATGGGCCGCTATGTTGTTGATGATGTATCGGGTGAGCTGATGCCCGCGACGATGCGGATTGAAGCAAAGGCCGCTGACATGCTGGGTGATATCCGGGCGCGCAAAACCCGCGCTTGGGAAGATCTGACCTTGAAACAACTGGTGACGCAGATTGCGGGGGAGCACGGGCTCAAATCCACCATTGGTCCTAATGTCGCCGCCCATGTGATCCGCTATGAGGCGCAGACCTCAGAAAGTGACTTAAACTTTCTGACCCGCATTGCCAAGGATCTGGACGCTGTGGCCAAGGTGGCCGGGGGCGAATTGATCGTAACACAGCGCGGCGAAAGCGAATTGCCCGTGACGCATATATATGTGTCCGACTTGGCGGGCGGCTCCTGGCAGGTGACAGGCCGGGGGCGTTATGGCCGAGTTATCACCGAATGGACCGACTGGGCCACGGGGGATGTGCAGACCTGCACCGCTGGCGACAAAGAACCCACCCTGAAAGTGCGCCATCGTTACCGCACCAAAGAAGAAGCGCAACGCGCCGCTGAAGCCCGCCTGAAGCAGGGCACACGGGCCAGCGGGTCCATTGCCCTTGAACTGGGTGGGTTCCAGGCGGATCTGACCGCAGATGCGCGCGTGAACCTCATAGGTGTCAAACCTGAACTGGAAGGCGAATGGCATGTCACCCGTGTGACCCACACGCTGACTGGCAAGCTGATCACCCGCTTTGAAGCGGAACGCGACAATCTCAACACAAAGAAGAAAGGCAGTTGATGACGTTACCTGATGTGTCCTGGTGCAAACGCGGTGGACCCCGCCATTATATCACCACGAAAGAGGTGCAATGGGATATTGGCAAGAAAGCCAGCGGCTGGGTGTTGACCATTCCGGCCGGAACGCCCTTTGAAAGCTCTGTTCCCCCGGTTCTGCGATGGGCGTTCTCCCCGCATGACCCGTATTTCCTGAAAGCCGCATTGATTCACGACACCTTGTTGGAAACGGGATACCGCCGGGCCTTTGCCGACAGTCAATGGTTTGAGGTGGCGTTAAGTGTCCATGCCCCGATGTTGCGCACTTGGATTGCGTATCACGGGATGCGCGCGCGCCGCTTTTTGCAGTGGGTCTTTGCGCGGTTGTTCAACATCCAACGCCCATCATAAGGAGAAGGCGCAATGCCAAAGTTTCAAGAAGAGGTCGTCGTGCCTTACGGAGATTGGATTGAACTCACAGACGGCGACGTTTCCGCTGTGACGTTTCAAGTGCTGGAAGGTCCGGTGTTCATACGGCGCGGCGATGCGGCTAAACCAGATCCAGCCGCAACAGGCTGGGTCTACCAAAGCGAACAGGGAGAACGCGACATTCCTTTGGACGATCTGAGCAATGCTCCCGGTGCCCGCGTGTGGGCGCGCGGATCGCGCGTGGCCGGATCAATGGTGATGGTGGATCATGCTTAGCCCGTTTAAAGCGGGGTTTAACAGCCCGTTTCCGGCACGTATTCCAGCGTCTGTGTTTAACCCTCAGGTGCTGTTCGCATCGGGCGTGCGAGGCGCGTTGCTGGAGTTCACCGCGTCTAACCTGTTTCAGGACGCAACTGGGCGTGTACCAGTTGGTGGCACAGGTGATCCTGTGGCGTTTGCATTGGATAGCTCGAAGGGTGTTAGCGTCCCATCGCTGGAGCAGAATTTAGGTGATGAACTCGTTCAGGTATCGAGCGTCGCGGGGGCTGCGATTGGCGGGCCGTCTGTCACGTCATACGGTATTGGCGGCGATGTCACTGAGGGGGGAATTTATTCAGTCCAGTTCCGTGTCTCTGGATATGATGGGGCTGGAAGTGTCGGGTTTAGGTCTGCCAATTTCGGCGCTCTCAGCTATGTAAGCGGGGATGGCGTATATTCGTTTGTTTTTCGCGCGCTTGCCACATCAACGCTGAGCGTTTTCACGAGAGGGGCAAACACTGCCAACTTCTCTGATATTTCCGTCCGCGAAGTTCAGGCAGTGGGGGATGATCCTCTAGCGGGTTCCACCGGGTTGGGTGAAAACCATTATGTAGGCGATTGGTTCACACGAACGGGAAACATACTGCAAACAACAGAAATAGGGGCTACATCCACACGTAAACTTGGGGGCGGTAATCCCGTACTGACGCGTGAAGTAACTGGCCTCACCATCGGCTCTTGGTACAGGTTCACTGCGGATATTGGCACATCTGAGGACAGTTGTTTTTTCAGAATTAGTGGAACCAGCGGATTAACATCCGACACGCGGCTGAGCGTTTCCGGGGTTCAGGACCGAGAGCGTTTTGAAATATTGTGGCAGGCTGAGCGTGCCAGCGTGTTTATGGGTGTTGTTGCCGCCACGGACGCAGAGGGAGACTACGTTTCTATTGATAACGGGCAGCTCCAAGAGATCCCCGGCAATCACGCCGTTCAACCGGTAAACCACGACCGCCGCCCCACCTACTGGACGGATGGGAACGTGTCGTGGCTCGAACTCGACGGTGTTGATGATGGGTTGTTTATAGATAGCCGGTTCGGTTTGTCTGCAAATCCGGCTTTAACTGTTATCGTGGCGCTGCGCCATAATAATCCCGGTGTTGGCGATGCGCGGGTGTGGACTTTGGGTGAGAACATCGCAGGCGCTATCGGCGGTTCAGTCGGTCTGGATACATCGTGGCGACACAACGACGGGAATAGGCTGTTTCCGGGCATAGCTGCTGACACAGATGCTGTTGTTGCGTGGGTGCGTGAGGCTGGGGACACATACGGGGATCAGCGCGTTTTGGTAGATGGGGTTGAGTTACAGGCTATGGGCAGCAGTAATCCAGCAGGCTCGCCTAGCAATACAGTTGAACAATTCAGTCTCAGCCCGGTGATCGGCGGTAATAGATTCAATGGTCGAATATATTCAGCGGCTGTTTTTGACCGTGCGTTGAGTAACGATGAGATCGCCCAGATATCTAAATGGATGGCTGCAAAACAAGGTAGAACACTATGACGATAGTAACTGCAATCGTATGTGAAACGCTGATGGAACCGGCCAACCACGTCGAGGTGATGCTTGGGAAGGCTCCTGCTCTCAATACGTTCAGTTTCGCTGACCGAACAAACGGTGATACCAATTTTGCCGTGTCGTCTGGTGAATGGACTGAGGCGCAGATCGCAGGTGTCCAAAGCCCCAACATCATTGATGCGCTACAATACGCCGGACGTATGCCAGAAATCGTTGATATAGATATGGCGCGGCAGGCGCAGGCGGCAACACGCGTTGTGTTTTTGGATGCTGAGCCTATCCTAGACGCGCAGGCGGGCAAAATATTCCTGCTGGTCGGTGATGAGCCCGAACCAGCGCAGGTTTTGGCAGCTGCGGGGCTGAGCAATATAGACCCCGAATAGCGCATTTTGTCTCAATCTGGATGCAATTGGAGACCCAGCGGAAACCACGGACGCTTTGCAGCAGTTTGAGCAGATGTTGGCCAAAAGAGGGCTAATGCGGGTCGGTTCCGGTGTGAACCGTCCCATTGTTTAACGACGATGAGAATGATCCGGCACGGCAAGCGCAGGTGGTAATGCGCGTTTTCGTTTTTGAGGCCGTTTCAATTCAAAAACGCGTTGCTGCAATTTCATCTGTAATTTACTGCAAAAACAGCTGTCACGCTACA